GCGGCGGTCAGCTTTTCTTCCGGTTATGCTGCCTCCCTGGGAGTGATTACTTCTATTGCGGACCGGGAGGACACGGTGCTGATGGACAAGCTGTCCCATGCCAGCCTGATTGAAGGGGCGCGTTTGTCCGGGGCGCGATTGTCTACCTTCCTGCATAATGATATGGAGTCATTAAGGAAAAAACTGCAACATTTGCGGAACGCGAATCCTTCCGGAGGGATTCTGATAGTGACTGAATCCGTTTTCAGCATTGATGGCGACCGTGCCCCTCTCCGGGAAATCGTGCGTCTGAAGGATGAATTCGGCGCGTTGCTGCTGGTGGATGAAGCTCACGGATTCGGCGTGCTGGGAGAACACGGGGCAGGACTGGCGGAAGAAAAAAGCAATCCCCCCTCCCTTTTGAATTTTGGACCGGCATGCCGCTACTGCGGGGGTGGAGCCTTTTCCAACTCCGGGGGATTGTGAAAAAAGGGGGGAGCTGATGAGAGAGGAACTGAAAAAACGGACAAAGACAATTCTGGCGCGGACACGGAACAACATGAAAAAAGCGGGGACGTACCGCAGGGAATTTGAGGACAGCATGGAGCGGTATGCGGACCTGCGGGTGCAGTATGATGTGCTGAAGGAACGGTGGTATGAGGAGGGATGCGCCATTACGGAGGAGTATACCAACAAATCCGGCGCAGCTGCGGAGGGCATTGTTTCCGGCAGGATACTGGCGAACGCATACCGCGTGAAGGGCTGTCAAAGGTTTTTGGACGACCTCAAAAATCCGGCCTATGACTTCCGGCCGCGCGACGCGGAGTTCTGCATCGGAATCATAGAAAAGACCATCTGCCACCAGCAGGGGGAGTGGATGGACGGCAAGCCCCTGCGCGGCAGTCCCTTCCTGCTGACGGATTTCCACAAGTTCATCATTTACAATCTTCTGGGCTTCAAGCTGGCCAGTACGAATATCAACCGCTTTCATGAGGCTCTTATTTTTATCCCGCGTAAAAATATCAAAACCAGCTTTGCGGCGGCACTTGCCTACGCGCTGGGGCTGCTTTACCGGCGGAGCGGTTCAAAGATTTACGTTGTGGCGGCGGCGCAGAACCAGACTATGGAAACCTTCCAGTTCCTGAAATACAACATTGTGCGGCTGGGGGAGGACAGGGAGCGCGGCGGGCCGTTCCGCATCATTGACAACAACAACGAGCATTCCATTTCAGCAGAGATGGGCGGCGGGCTGTTCAGCCTGAAGGCGCTGGCGGCAAACCCTGACGCGCAGGACAGCTTCAACTGCAACATTGCGGCCTGGGATAAAAAGCCTTGGCGATAACAAAATTGGAGATTCATGCCTTCAAGAAGCCGAAGCAGTACAACCTGTTCAAGGAGGCGATGAAGGCATACACAAACAAGCTGATGATAGGTATATCCACGGCGGGCGACGACCCGAACAGCTTTCTGGCACAGCGTGTGAAATACTGCAAGCGGGTGCTGGACGGAGAGGTAAAAGATGAACAGTATTTCATATTCATCTGTGAAGCCGACCCTGTGGAAACGGAAAATGGGAAAGAATGGATTGATTACACGAGCCGGCGGACGCATGAGATGGCAAACCCTGCCTATGGCATATCCATACGGCCGGAAGAAATCCTGAATGATGCGGTACAGGCGCAGAACGACCCGCAGCAGAGGAAGGATTTTCTGGCGAAGTCGCTCAATGTGTTTACCTCGGCGGTGGAAACCTATTTCGATATGGCAGAGGTCACGGCATCGGACGGGGCCTATTCCTGGACGCTGGAAGAGCTGGCGACGCTGCCGGTTTCCTGGTACGGCGGGGCAGACTTATCCAAGCTCTACGACCTGACGGGAACCGCGCTCCACGGGCGGTATCAGGGTGTGGATATCAGCATATCGCACGGCTTCATGCCGGTTACGCAGGCGCATATTAAGGCAGACGAAGACAATATCCCGTTTTTCTGGTGGCAGGAGCAGGGCTGGCTGACGCCGTGCAACGATGAAGTCATACGGTACGATGATGTGGTGCAGTGGTTTGTGAAAATGCGGACGGCGGGCTTCAAAATACGCTGGGTGGGCTATGACAAGCGGTATTCCCGTGAGTTTGTGATGAAGATGAAAAAGGCAGGCTTCAAAATGCGCGACCAGTCCCAGCGGTATGTGGAAAAGACGGAGGCATTCAGGGAAATTGAAAAGCAAATCAAGCAGCGGAAATTTTACTATCTGGGCAATAAGGCGTTTGAATACTGCATCGGGAACGTAAAGGCCGCAGAGGACAGCGACGATTTTGTCCGGTTTGAAAAGGTGCAGCCAACGCTGCGCATTGACCTGTTTGACGCGGATGTGATTGCAACAAAGCAGATGTTGATTGATATGGAGAAAAGCCAGAAGGCGGCAGACTGGTTGAAATAAGGAGTGGTGCATGATGGCAAAGAAAAAGCGGAGCGGTGGGAAAACGAGGGCAGAACCGGCAAAAAAGGCGGCGTCTTTCCTTTGCGCCCCGGCATCGTATGAAATACTATGCGGGGCGGGGTATACGAAGCTGTCGCAAACGCCGGAAATCGTTGCGGCTGTAAATAAGATTGCTGACCTCATTTCCGGCATGACGATACACCTGATGGGAAATACGGATAACGGAGACACCCGTATCCGGAACGAGCTAGCGAAAAAGATAGACATTTCTCCAAACCGCTATACCACACGCAAGACATTCCTTGCGGCGGTGGTGCGGACGCTACTGCTGGAGGGCGACGGGAATGCGGTTGTCCTGCCGAAAACGGAGCGAGGGTATTTAGAGGATTTGATTCCTGTACCATCGGATATGGTTTCGTTCGTGCCAGATGGGGAGGGCTACCGGATACTGGTAAATGGTATGGCATATGACCCGGCGGACGTGCTGCATTTCGTGCTGAACCCAAGCCCGCGGGAATACTGGCGGGGGACAGGCTGCCGCGCCACGCTGAAAGAAACGGCGGAAAACCTCCGGCAGGCAAACGTCACGAAAAAGGGCTTTATGGAAAGCAAGTGGAAGCCTTCCATGATTGTCAAGGTGGACGGCATGGTAGAGGAATTTGCCAGCAAAGAGGGACGGAGCCGACTTCTGGAGCAGTATGTGGAAAGCACAAAGGCGGGGGAGCCGTGGATGCTGCCGGCGGAGCAGTTCGAGGTGATAGAGGTGCGCCCTCTTTCCCTGAATGACATTGCCATTGCGGACAGCGTGCGCATGGACAGGCGCGCCGTTGCGGCCGTGCTGGACGTGCCGCCGTTTGTCGTGGGGGAAGGGGAATACAGTGAGGCGGAGTGGAATAACTTCGTCAACACGCGTATCCGCCCGATTTGCAAAGCGATTGAACAGGAGCTGACGAAAAAGCTGCTGATCAGTCCGGACTGGTATTTCCGCTTCAGCATACGCTCGCTCTATTCCTATGATATCCGGACGCTTTCCGAGGTCGGCGCGAACCTGTACACACGGGGAATCATGACCGGGAACGAGGTGCGGGACTGGATGGGGCTCAGCCCGAAGGCGGGGCTGGACGAATTGGTGATTCTGGAAAACTATATCCCGCAGGGGATGATAGGGGAGCAGAAGAAGCTGGAAAAATAGGAAAAACGAAAATGTTTTCGGGTTTCTTGTGGGAAAAGGAAAGCTATGGTAAAATAGACTTGCGGCGGAGAAGTCTGCCGTAAGGGTTGCCGTTTGGCGGTTGGTCACTCTCTTTTAAGGGGGTGGTAAGATGGTTACATACAGTGAATTGTTTCAATTTTGCTTGGTAATCATCGGTGTTATCACCTTGTGTTTAAACAAGCGTAAATAATACAACGACCGCCTAACAGAAGTTAGACGGTCAAAGAACGTTTATTCGGGACTGACCGCCCTTCCAAAAGCGGCAATCCTTTTCATATGTCTATTATAGGGCCTTTGCGGAAAAAACGCAAGGGCTTTCTTTTGTGAAACGCAGGAAGGAGGGAGAATGGTTGCGAAACGAAAGGCAGACACGCGGCGCGGCGTCAAAATTCCAAACAAGAGTGGAAGCCGGTGATTACTATATCAGCGGTTATTTTTCTGTATTCAATACGAACTATGAGCTCTGGGAAGGCGCAACGGAAAGCATTGCGCCGACCGCGTTTGACGGGGCGTTATCCGGTGACATACGTTGTCTGATAGACCACGAAACGCGGCTTGTGCTGGGGCGGACAAAGGCGGGCACGCTGACGCTGAAAACAGACAGCCGCGGGCTTTGGGGAGAGGTGAAAATCAATCCAAAGGACACAGACGCCATGAACCTGTATGAGCGGGTGAAGCGTGGCGATGTAGACCAGTGCAGTTTTGGCTTTGATATTCTGGAGGAGGAATTTACCGAAAACGGCGGCGCAGTGCATTGGACGATCAAAAAAGTGAGGCTGTACGAAGTTTCCGTTGTGACATTCCCGGCCTACCAGGAAACGGGAGTATCCGCCAGAAAGGAACAGTTGGAGGAGAAGCGGAGGCGTGAATTTTCCGCATGGAAGCAGCGGACACTGAAAATGGTGAAAGGAGAGGATTAAATGGCATTGAAAACATTGGTTCTGCGTTCCAAGCTGGACGCGAAGCAGAAGGAACTGGAACGCCTGCGGGCGAAGGACGCGGAGTTTGAAACACGGGAGGCGGAGATTTCCGCCGCTGTGGAGGAAATGACGGAGGAAACACCCGAGGAAGACAGGGTGCTTGTGGAACAGCAGGCCGAGGCGTTCCAGCAGGACAAGGACGCGCATGAAGCGGCGAAGGGGGAACTGGAGGCCGAGGTGGAGCGGCTGGAAGCCGAAATAGAAGCGGAGGAAAAACGGCAGAAGCCGCCTAAGGCAAAACCGGAAAAAACAGAAGGACAGGAAAGGAGTGCAGGGATTTTGGAAAAAAGGAAATTTTTCGGCATGAATGCGCAGGAGCGGGACGCATTTTTTGCACGGGAGGACGTAAAGGACTTTTTGCAGCGGGCAAGGGAGCTTGCCGGGCAGAGGCGGGCTGTCAGCGGGGCGGAACTGACGATACCAGACGTGATGCTGGAGCTGATCCGGGAAAATATCCGCGATTATTCCAAGCTGCTCAGAAAGGTGCGCGTGAGCCAGGTATCCGGCACAGCAAGACAGAATATCATGGGGACAATCCCGGAGGCAGTCTGGACGGAAATGTGCGCCAAGCTGAACGAACTGGATTTCCTGTTCAACCAGGTCGAGGTGGACGGGTACAAGGTCGGCGGCTATGTGGCGGTTTGCAATGCGACGCTGGAGGACAGCGACCTTTCGTTTGCCTCCGAACTGCTGACAGGCACCGGGCAGGCGATTGGCATTGCGCTGGACAAGGCGATTTTGTTTGGCACAGGGGTGAAGATGCCGCTGGGCATTTTTACAAGGCTGGCACAGACGGCAAAGCCCTCCGGCTACCCGGAAAAAGCTGCGGAATGGGAGGATTTGCATACATCGAATATCCTTTCCATTGCAGCAGCGAACAGTGTGGGAATCAAACTCTTCCAGAGCATCATCAAGGCGGCGGGGAGCGCAAAAGGGAAATACAGCAGGGGTGAAAAATTCTGGGCAATGAATCAAATGACAAGCACAACGCCACTGGAAGACTCTCTTTCCGTCAATGCTGCAGGTGCCATAGCGGCAGGGATGGACAGGTCGATGCCGATTATCGGCGGGGAAATCGTGGAATTGGATTTTATCCCCGATAACGTTATTCTCGGCGGCTACGGTGACCTGTACCTGCTGGCAGAACGCGCGGGGACGCAGCTGGCGCGTTCGGAACACGTCCTGTTTATCGAGGACCAGACGGTATTCAAGGGTACGGCACGGTATGACGGGCTGCCCGTAATCCCGGAAGGGTTTGTAGCAATCGGTTTGAACGGGACAACGCCCTCTGCGGCAGGCGTAGCATTTGCGCCGGACAAGGCAAATACAGCGGAGGAAGCAGCGGAAAAGTGAGGGGGATAAAGAATGACGGAGGCACAGAAGCTTGTGATATTGAAAAAAGATTTGCAGCTGACGACAGCGGTGAATGATGAATATCTTGCGACGCTCCTGTCTTTCGCCGCTGCCGCTGTCCAGCGGGAAGGGATTTTTCTGAAACGCGGGGACATTGAGTGTGAAATGGCAGTAATCCATTATGCGGCGTACCTGTTCCGCAGGCGCGCCGGAATGGATACTGCCATGCCCCGCTTTCTACGTTATGAACTGAATAACCTGTTGTTCAGCCAGAAAGGGAGTGGCGGCTCATGACGTTTGACGATGGTATTCTGCAGGTATACCGCACGGAAAACACGGCGGAGAATGGGGCAATGCCACGGGAAACGCAGACGCTGCTTTCCGAACATTATTTCGGGTATGATGTGCTGGCTTCAGCCGGTACTATACAGCTTTGCAGGCGAACCAGAGCGTCAGCGCGGTGGTGAATATCCCGGGCTGGCATGAAATTTCCGTGCTGGACGCCGTTACCATGGAGGACGGGCAGCGGTATCTGATACGCCTCTGCCAGCCCATGAAGGACGAAAACGGGCTGAATATCACAAAGCTGACGCTGGAAAGGGTGATAAATGGTGCATGAACTGACGGAACGGGTGCGGCTGGCATTGATTTCCCTGCCGGTAGATGTGTTTCATTACCACGCATTCAAAAAGAAAGACCGCTATATCGTATGGGCGGAACAGGCGGAGGGCGGCTCTGTGGAGGCGGATGACAGGAAACAGGAGTATTCCATAAGCGGGTATATCGACTTTTTCACCAGAGAGGAGAACGACCCTGTTGTGGATATGGTTTCCGAAAGGCTGAAATCCGCAGAAATTGCGTTTTCGCTCAATTCCGTCCAGTATGAGGAGGAAACACGGTATATACATTATGAATGGCTGTTTGAGGTGGTGTAAATGGCGAAACTTACGATTACAGGGTTGGACGAATACATTGAGAAGCTGGAGCGTTTGGGGAAAAACAGCGAAGGGATTGCGAAACAGGCACTGTATGAGGGTGCGGGGATTGTGGCAGATGAAATCAGAAAAGAAGTTGAAAATCTGCCGATAGACGAAAAATGGGGGACGCCGGAGCACCAAGCGACAGGTATACGGAAAAAACAAAAGAAAGGACTTCTGGGAAATATTGGCGATGGTATGGGCATTTCCGAAATGCGCAAGGACAATGGAGTCATAAATGTAAGGATTGGATTCAGAGGCTATAACGAAATCAAAACAAAGCGGTATCCGAAAGGGCAGCCGAACAGAATGATAGCGCGTGCTGTCGAAAGCGGGACAAGCTTTTCGAAAAAAATACCATTTTCACGAAAAGCGGTGAAATGGGCGGAAGTTCCGGCACGGGAAAAAATAAGGGAAGTCTTTGAAAAAGGAATTGAAGATAGTATGAAAGGGTGAAGGCAATGGCAAAAATCGGTTTAAGCAAGCCGTATTTCGCGGTTTACGGCAATACAGGGGAAACGGTTACATATTCGAACGGCGCGCTGATGGGCAGGGCGGTGGAGCTTTCCATAGAACTGGAGGGCGCGGACGACAATACCCTCTATGCGGATGACGGCCCGGCAGAAACGGCGAATGTGTTCGCGGGCGGCACGGTCACGCTGACAACGGACGACCTGCTGCCGGAGGTCATGCTTTCCGTGCTGGGCGTTGCGGAAGAGGCAATCACAAATGAGAAGATACAGACGAAAGCCCCTAAATGGTATGTGTGGGACGACAGGCAGGAAACACCGTATCTTGGATTTGGCGCGATTGTGAAAACGCAGAATAACAATAAGCCGGGTTTCCAGGCTGTCATGCTGCCGA